TTGCAAGCCTTGCTCCTGCAAAGACTGTGTAATTGCGTCGTATGCCTCAACCCTTGTTTTTGCGCCGGAAATGCTGATTGCACCGCCGCCGATTCCGCCGGAACCGCCCGCCGGGGGTGTGCTTCCGCCGCCCGCCGCTTGGCGTCCTTTGTCGATAATACCCATTGTTTCCAATTCACGGGTCAAAAGGTCGGCGGGGGTGTACGGGTTCAACTGATTGTTCGGATTGCGCATAAGTGCGCCCGTTTCGTCCTTAAACGCCAATACTTTGCCGCCTTTGCCGTCGTCGATATATTCTGGGTTCATCGCTTTGATTTTGTCGATTGCTTGCGACAAAAGAACCTTTGTTGCGCTTTCCGGCAACTCCGGTTTGAACTTAATCCCGGCAACCGCCGTTTGCAATGCGCTTTCAATACGAACGCCGAACAACTCGTTTTGGTACTTTTGTTCGGCTTCGTCGTATTTGGTTTTTAGGTCGTTGAACTGCGTTTGTACCGCCGTCAAATCCGCCTTTGCCTGTTTCAAAGCCTTTGCGGTTTCGGCGTCGGTTGCGCCGTCGGCAATCGCCTTTTCCAAACGTGCCTTTTCTTTCGTCAGACTGTCGATTTGGGTTTGCAATGCGCTTGCGCTTTCCGCTTTGGTTTTGAACTCGGCGACCACACGTTTTGCGTAATCAAACGTCTTTTCGGTTCCGTTCTTTGCGATACCGGACACCGCCAAAATATCGGCATCCAATCCGCCGTAAATTTCGCCCGTCTTTTTGGCGATAACGCTATTCTCGTCATTGGCGGACAATGTTGTAATTGCCGCAATTTGTTCGTCGGTTAATCCGGCTAATGCCGCATTTGCAACTAAAATTTCTCTCGTTAACATAATTCTTTCCCTTTGAATTAATTAAGTGCGATTGCTGCTACTGCTCCGCTGTTTGCGTTAATAATATGAATTGTGTATTTTGGCGAATCCCCGGTTGTGTTAACCAACCAACTAACAACACGTGCATGGCTGATTTTCTTTTCAACCTCTTTTGTTACCAAAATGACGTCGGTAATTGTTCCGCCCTCAATACATTCAATCAACTTTTTCTTTGTGGTGCCATCCAATGCGGCGGCGGTTGTTGTTACTTCAATAACCAAATTATCCTGCTGTGCAATCTGTGCCATAATCGTATTTTTAATAGTTTAATACTCTGTTACTTTTTCGCTCCGGGTTTGTCCTCGGCTTCTGCCTTTGCCTTTGCATCGGCTTTGGTTTCTTTGACGGGTTCCGCCGGGATAACTCCCGCCGCTTTCAATTCTGCCAAAATTTCGGCTTTCAATGCGGATTTTTCCTCGGCTTTCGCTTTGGCGCCTGCCTCCTCCTTTGCCTTTGCGTCGGCGGCGGCTTTGGCTTTGTTCTCCTCGGCTTGGTCTGCCAACCATTCGTTCGGGTCGTGCAATACAACGACCGTGTACCCCTGCTTTTTGAGATTTTCGGCAACGTTGTTTTCGTACATCTTTTTGCCGAATTTCTGTACCCTCGGAACGGAAAGGCGTTTGCCTGTTTCGCTGTCGAACTTGCGCACCTCAATAACGCAATGATACAAATGCTTTTCATTGTCTGGGACAATGTAGTTTTCGGGGGTTACTTTCGTAACATCGACGTCTTTTGTCTTACCCTCGGTTTCTGTTTTCACTCGCATACTCTTTAAATTTATTGATTATGAACTTTATTTTGGAATTATACGGCATATTGTACCCAAATTCCAAAATGTTTAAATACTCACGCTCAAATCTGCGTACAAAGTTAGCAAAATCCAACTTAATACGCATATCCGTTTCGTCGATAATCTGACGCCCGTACAAATCCAATACCTCGTTCCGGGTCAAATGGCGGTACGGCTCCAATTCCGACAATATCAACATACGTTGCAATTGGGTTGGATTGTTCCGGTACTCCGTTTCCAAAATTTGGTTCTGCATGGCGTCCAATTCCGCCTCGCTTGCGCCGCTCTCTTTGGCAACCTTGTATCGTTCCCGTAACTCCGTGGCATTCGACAAATAAAACTCGGTTCCGTAATTGACTTTTGCCGACACGAACAACGACCCGTAACGTAAACGGCAAACCGTTTCATCGACGAATTGTTGCGCCGCCTCAAACCCTTTCTTTATCCGGTTTAATATCGTGCTTTGACTTTCAAAATTTGCCAATACTTGTTGTTCATTGATGGCATCCCGTGTCGTTACCTCCTCGTTGGTTCCAACGACGGACGTAATGATATTGTTCTTTAAACGCTCCTCCTCCTCAACGTTGTAATCCAAACTTTGGCGGTCAACGGTCAACATTTGCACCGGGTTACGCAAATCGGGTTGTTTGTCCCCGTCCGGTATCGGTATTTCGACAAAAGAGCCAACGCCGTTAATCCGGCTTTCCCCACATTTCGGGCAACGTAACAGCAACCCGGCGGCGTCCAATCGGTAAAATCCTTGTTTGTCTTTCAAAAACCCGCCGTCGCAATAGTCGCCATTCTCGGCATTGCTAAAATCGCAACTTTGTTCATACCCGGAATATATCGGATACGACCCGTATAAATCCAAATGGCGTTTACTGATATGGTAAAACAAAAACCAATCCAACGCCTCCAATTGCTTTGTTAGCGGGGATTGTTTAATATCGGGTTCTTTGAGGCTCAACGGTTCCGTCCAAAAGAAACGGGCGGGGCAATACCCCAAATCGTGCGGGCTTTCAACAAGCAATTCCCCAATATTTCCGCCCTTGGCTTCCCGGAATATCCGGTATTGCTCGTTGTCAATTACGGCAATCCTTTTATTGTCCTGTCTGAAAATTATCCAATCCATTAACCCGGTTGTTGGGTTGGCTCGGTAATCAATCACGGACGCAATAGGTAGCCAATAAAAGTACGGGGCGGGGTATTTGTCGCCGGGGGCTTGCTCGGTCGGCATATCGACAATTAAGACGCTGTTTATTTCGGTTTGGAAATACTCCCAACCCTTATTGCTCCAAACCTCCGGTTCATGCAATACATCTTGGCGGTAATACTCCCAATCGTCCCGTTGTTCGCTATTCATAAACTGATAGTTGAACGCCGGGTTACGACCGTCAAAAATGCGGCTTAACTTATCAAAACAAATGCCCGTTACCCCGTTGGTTGTAACGGGATAACGGAACAATGTTTTGAACATCTTAAATTTATCGGCGGGCAATAGGTTGCCGACAAATGCCAAAAAATCCGTTACGGGTTGGCAAATGTCGAACGACGTAATACGGGTTTGAGCGTGGAAATTGATACGGTTTTGGTGGTAAACCGCCCGGCTAATCGTTGCCCTTTTCCTCGGCTCCGTTATCCGCTTTCTTATTTCGTCTATGCTCAATCCCATTGCTGTTGGTAAATTTAAAATCGCTGTCTTTGGGTAATTGCCAACCGCCGTTGTTTTGCATCCGTAACAAGCGGTTGGCGTGTTCAATTGTAAATTCGTCGGAAAGGTTGTGCGCCGGACAAACCAACCTAACCTTTGTTGTTTTGGCTCCCATTATCCGCCGGGTTCAACAACAACTTTCAAATCCGTAAGCGGATTAAATTCCGGGGCGACAATTGCCAAATCGTCCGACCAATTCGGCAAAAACGACCATTGGATTGCGTTGCTGTCCGGGGCTTCCAACCCTCCCAATGTTTTGTCGCCGATAAACAGCGAACGAATGGGAATCGGGTAATACGTTCCGGCGGTTCCGGTGTCCTCAATCGCTCCGATTGCGCCGTTTTCATCAAAGAGGAAAACGCCCAAATTGTCGCCCCAACTTTCGCACTGCATTTCTTTGAGTGCCTTAATTACGGCTTGCGGGGCTTTGCGGATAACTCCGGTAAACGGGGTTGGCTCCCTGCCAATGATTTCTTCCACGCCTCCCAACGTTTCGTTACCGCCTCCGAATGTTCGGGCGGCTCCCGCCTCGGCGGTCGGTGCTTGGATATACGGGGAAACGACAATCTTCGTGTCGTCGTTCGCTGACAATTTCGGCGTCCACGACGCAAGCAAACCAATTGCCGCCGCCTTTGCGAAACTGTTTTTGGTTCCGTCCGCCTGTGTCAGACGTTGAAACGCTACCTTTTGGATTTGCCCGAAACTTTCGGCGCAAGTAATGGGGGGTACATCGGGAAAAGCCGCCGCCGCTGGACACTTACAAATCATAATCTTTTGCTTTTAAACGTTTAAAAATCTTGTTATTAAAATTGGGTTGTCCCTTTACCCGTTCTTATCGTCTACAAAGTTATAAACTTTTTCCGGGAATAGTTTGCATATCTCGAAAAAAGTATTAATTGCGTTTCTTGACGCCCCGGCGTTCGTGGCTGTATGGCGCAACGTTTCCGTCCGCAATTTCCTTTTCGTATATCCCCGTCAATCCGTCCTCCGGGTCGTCGTGGGTATTGGCGTCAAAGTTACGCAAGAACGCCGTAACATGGTCGTACACGGCTTTGTATCGGGTTTCCCAACCGAACGGCATTATAACGTGTTGGTTTACCATTGCCGATGCCGTAACAATCCGGCTTTCCTTGTTGCCCCCTTGATAAAACGGGTCAGTCATTGCCCTGATTTTCTTTTTGATAACCTTTTCATAACCCGCACCGCCGTTGTTGCTCTCAACCCATACTTTTTGCGTGCCGTTTCGGTTTATCATTGCCGGGACGGTTACGGTTGTTACGTCGGTGTTTTCGTCCGTCATTTCCATATCGGTAATAAGGGCAAACAATAACGGCTCCATGCGCTTTGTTTGCTCGTTGAAAACCATGTTGTCCGACTTGTATATGTCATACGTGGCGGCAAACAATAGGTCGTCCCCCTCATCGGCAACGTCAATGTATGCGCCGGAACGTATGTACGTGCCGTAATCTGCTTTTTCAACCCACGTTTTGAAAGGTTGGTACAATCGACCCTCGGCGGAACCGGGGTTGCCCTGATACAAGCATTGAAATTGTACCGGGTCTAATGCCTTTTGTGCCTCCAACTTCAAACGGTTGTGCCGTCCCTCCCATAATGCCGCACCGACGGGGCGGGGGTCTATCTCGGTCGGTTGTCCGGTTTTCAATGCCTCGAAATTGATACGTACCCATGCGCCCGGCGGTATATTCTGCAAGTCCGCCCAACACGTTACATCAATGATTATTTCCCCGCTCTTTTCAATGCGTCCAATCAAATCGTCGTCGTGCCAACGGGTAAAAACAATCAATTCTTGACTATCATTGTGCAAACGGGTTCGTACAACGGTCGTGTACCATTTCCACGCCGCCGCCCTTACAATCGGGCTGTTACCCTCGGCGTAATCCTTATACACGTCGTCCAATATCGAAACGTCCACGGTTTTAGACGTAAGCGAACCGCCACGACCAACGACACGCAACGAACCCTTACGCCCGACCATTTCGATAACATCCGAATTGCGCAAATAGGTATTTGCCATTGTTACGACGTTTGACCCGTTCAAAAAGGTATCCGGGAACAATTCACGATACCGGGGCGTGTCGATTATTCGTTGAACGTCCCGGTTAAAATCCCGTGCGATTGTCGCCGCATACGAACCGATACATATTTTGCGGTCGGGGTCTAACCCCAACATAAATGCGGGTAATTTGCGGCTTGACCCCTCCGATTTGCCATGTTGCGGCGGCTGTTGTACAATCATCTTTCGTATTTTGCCATGCGCAAACATATCCAACAGGGTATAATATACAACATGAAACGGTTCCAATACCAAATCCGGTTGCATATACCGGGCAAAGTTGATAAGACGTTTACGGGCGGCGGCTCGCACCAATTCGCCGGGGTCTGCCTTGATTGCCTCGTACATCTTCAATAATTCCTCGTTGCTCATGGTCGTACAATTTTATCGGGTGTAACTATCAATTCGCCGGGCTTTTTCGGTATCCAATTCAAACACGCAATTTCGCTCCTTATCCGGCAACGGTTCGGGGTAAACGGACAACGGCAACAAATCGGCAATCTATTTGCAACATCTAAATTCTCATGGTCGAAATACCAAACACCGTGTCCGCAATCCCCGCAATAATGGTTCGTTTTGGTTACAACCTGTTTAACAACATTCATTCGCTTTGCCATTATTGCGCCCCTCCTTTCTCGGCGATTGTCTTTTGAAATTCGGCGGACTGCAATTTGTCGGCGACGGCAAACAACAGGTCGTCCGGGATTGCCTTAACATCGTATTTCGGTTTATCGTCGTCCGTCCCGGCGTTGTATCCGGGTATCTCGATTTTAACGGGCGCATCAAATCCCAACATCTTTGCCCGGCGTTGTTGAATGTTCAACAGCAAGTCCAAAAACCGGGGATTGCCCGCCGACGTTTCAACGGTCGTTTCGTCATACCCGTAATATTCCGGGTCGCCGTCGGTCGCATCCGTTTTGATAGGACGCCCCCGGTTGGTTTTCTCTTTGGTGCGCTGCTTTCCGGTTTTGGATACCTCCCACGCCTCCCACGCTTGTTGCTCCATTTTATCCAACTTGCGCAATTCCTGCGTAACATATTCGTCGATTGTTTCCAACCGTTCCCGCTTCCATTCGATAAGGCATTGTTGCAAATCGTAATAAACCATTTGAAACGAAATTGTATAACCAACGCCACGGGCGGACAAATCCCGGTTCAATGCGTCGGCAATTTCTCGATACGAATAACCACGCAAAAACAAGTCGGCACAAAACCGTACATCGTAAATCCTTTGTTCCTCGGAACGTTTGTTGTATCCGGGGGGCTTTCGCCCTTTGTTCAATTTTTCCATCGTCTAACCTCTTTTAATGTCAAACAGGGGTCAAAATCTGCCTTCTACGCCTTTTCGTCCTTTGGCTTGGTTCCTTATCGGCTCCTTTGCCTTTGTTCTTTCGTTCCGGGCTTTATCCTTTCCCCTGTTTACCTCCTTAAAACGTTGCTGACCCTTTTGCAAGTTATTTGCACGGAATTTTCATTTTAAGAGGCTTTATTGTCTTATTCAATACTTTCTATATCTCGGTGGTTATCTTTTAACCACGGGGCAAATTTACGGCTTTTTCGCCGCATTGCCAACCGTTTGTTCTCTCTCACATATAAACGGCAAAACCCCGGCTTTGTTTCCGGGGCTATTGCTCTATCGTCCTATTCCATTTTCATACTTTCCGTTTGAGCAATGAAAATGCGGTTCAACTCCTAATGTGATTTTATACGTATGCCCGTCTTTGGTTTCTTTCAACGCTAAACATACCGGGCGGGGTTTCCCGTTTATCGGATATTCCGGGTTAAAATAACGACACGTCCCGCATATCTTTTCGGGCTTCGATTGTCCGGGGCAATTACTTTTTCCCATTGTTGCCCCCTTTCCTTTTGTTCTTTGCCCGGCGTTTATCCCGTGGGTTCCTTTTCGGCATTTCGACCCGGTGTATTTCTACTTTGGAACCGGGGAACATCTTGCCGAAAAATTCCGCCATTGCTCGCACCTCCTTTGGGACGTCGAACGCCTCCGGCTTCTTATGCTCCGGGCAAATCCCCCGAACCGGGCAATTGTCGCAATCCTCATTCCGCACAACCTCGCCCGGCTTATCGGCTTCTTTGAACCCGTGCCAATTGTCCCTCCGTGCGGACGCTTCGGCGAAATTCTCCATTGCTTCAACTGCTACTTCCGCCAATATGTAATCCGGGGTATCGTTAAAATGCGCCTCCAAAGAATTACGGTTGATAACCTCGGCAATCTCTTTCAAAAATTTTTCTCTTTTGTTCATCGCTTTATTGATTTTTGGGTTTGTACTCTTGGCACGGCATAACGCCGCACGATTGTTCGCATTTGAACGCCTCGCAATAACCGTTCCCGTTGACGTCCTCGTTTGTAAAGTTGGCGCAATTCCCGCATCCCTTATCGCCGGGTTCTTTCGGTACGCTTACGCCTTTCGGCTCAAACTCCCGGTTAAACTCTCTTTCCGGGCGGGTTGTCAATCGTCCGTCCGGTTCCCGGACAATGTAGTACGTTTCCGGGGCGTCAATCATAACGCCGTTTTCAGACGGGAACGAATATTTGGCAATGGCCCCGGGCGTCCGGGGGATCGTCATTGTTCCGCCTCCGGTAAATCGTTTGAGGGCTTCCAAATTGTCCCGGTCAACTTGGATTGCGTCAACCTCTTTTAAGGTTCTGCAATACCGGGTTCCCGCCGTGGCGTCCGGGGCGTCGTACTCGGTGCGGATTTCGTCCGCCATGCTTTCGGCGTCGTCAACATAGGCAACATAATATTCTTTGCAATTATCGACGTCGTTTAACATGATTAACCGTTTACCCAATCGCCCCCGGACGGCATTTTGCATCGCCGTAACTGTGTCCGGGGAATTATCCCCAATCGGAACGGAAATTTTGTATATGGTTGCGCTTTCCTCAACCGTGGGTTCGACTTTCATAATGTCGGCAATCATAACCAACAACTCCCCGTCGAAAGGGGTTAATTTGCTTTTCATCGCTCTACTTTTTGAATTTATGAAACAATTGCCGGAAATATATTTGCTTACGGTCGTTCCGGCTGTAACGGTCGCAATGCCGCCCGGTAAACGGGCAATCGGTTCTCTCAATTTTGCAACGTGCGCATCGACACGGGAATATAACGGGGTTTTGTTCGTGCAATCGTTGTGCGGCTTTCGTCCAAACCTCGGCGATAAGCACAACCCCGTTATACGTGCAACGTTCCCCCGGCTTGTACTCCTTATCCGGGTCAAACGGTTGCGGTTCCCGTACTCTCATTCGCGTATGCAAATAGGGCGTCCAAATTTTCCGGGGTTCCCTTTACGGAAATACGCACGGCATCGCGGCCCGTTAACCCGATTTCGATAATCTCGCAATCAAATTGGGCGGCGTTCTTTTGGATAACCCCGGCAATATGATTGGTAACGGTTTTTGTTTCTGTTTTCATCGCCTCGTTTTTAAATTGATAATTCATTATTTCGTCGTCGCTTGCGTTACACGATAACAACAATACGGTTGCCAAAGATAGCAAAATTAACCGGGCTTTCATAGTTTTACCTTTCGTTTAATCCATATAAACCGGATACCAACCCCGACAAACAACATTTTCAACTCAATGTCCAAATAACGGTCGTAACCGTTGACCGCATCGACGGACACGCCGGGAACGATAAACCAACTTTTGTATTTCCAATATTCCCGAACGTACACACATATACCAAACCGCCAAATATGAAACCCAATTTGCGCCGTATGCACATCGCCATTGTTTCGGATAACTCCGATTTCCTTTTTACTCATTTCGTTGCCTCCTTTGTCATTTCGTAACTCTCTTTATCCATAACCATTGCCGTTGGATATTCGACAATACAACCTTTTGTATATACGAGATTATAGATACCCAATTGCCCCTTTATCGGAAATTCAACAACCCGGCGGGGGTTCCGCATCAACCACCCGTAACCCTTTGTTATGAACTTGCGTTTTTCCTCCGGTATCCGGGTATTCGCCCAATCTTCCGGGGTAAACTCGGCGACGGGCTTAACGTCGTACAACTCAACCAACCCCAACGTTACCCCGCTTTCATATCCCGCAATTACGGGATTGGCGGACGAACAAACCATTAAATCGCCCCGGTACGGTGTGTTTTTACTTCGTACCTCAATACACTTTTCGCCGTAAACAATCCCGTTGTCCTCATACGCCGCCGTTACCAACTGCGTTGCATACGGGTTTTTAACGGTTAATGCACGCCAACGGTCGTGTTGGGCGGGGTTATAATCTTTGCTATTAAACTGCATATTTTTTAATTTTTAAACCTCGGTTCTTGGTGTACCGGGGCTTTGGGTTCATACTGTTTTTTATCCTTTGGCGGGTTCTTTAATTGCCACGGCAAAAAATCGCCAAATTCATGTATCATATTAGTTTTTGCAATGGTCGGATATTCTTTGTTTTCGTCAAAGTCGGCGGCTAATATATTCCATGCCGCCCCCTTTGTCATACCCTTGTTACCCGTTGCCGTTTTCGTCCAATCCCTTATTCCGGCTTTCGCCTTATCAAACATATCTTTCAATTGGGCGTTTGTGATTGTTTCCGCTAATTTGCGGGCTAATGTTCTATTCATAACTAAACAAATTATAATTTGCCGGGACACAATAACCGGGCAATTCCTCCCGCTCTATTTTGGCGGCTTTCAAAAACCCGTCTTTCCAATATATTCGGGCGGCGGGCTTTATAGTTTCCCAAAATGTCGTAACGGCATTGTAAAACAAATCAATTTCACGTTTCGGATATTTCGCCCCGCTTTCCAAACCTATTTTAAACAAGTCCGTCCACGGATACGCCAATTTAATAACCGCCAATGCCCTATGGAATGAATCAACCGGGATTGGCTCAACACTTGCAAAGGTGCGGAACCCGTGGTTTTTTGCTCTTTGTAAAGCAACGACCCGGTATTGGTTGGGACTTGCTTTTGGTTCTAATTCGTCGCATCCGGTTAATGTTGCTCCAATAGCAATTTTTAAAACATCCCACCCGGACGACTCGGATATCTTAATTATCGCCTCCATACCCTCGGCGCATTTGCTCAACAACTTGACCGGAACTTTGTGTTTTTGGCAAAAATCAATAGCCAATACCGTTAAACCTATCGTTTCAGTCAATAAAGGGTCGGTTGTAAACGAAAAGAATAACCCGCATTTTTGCAATTCCTCCTTATTTGCCATTAATTCGGCTTGAAACATTTGCATTGCATAAATTTCGTTTTTCAACGTTTTTTTCAATTCCGCCGTATCGCCTCCCAATACTTTTTTGCCCCTGCCTTTTTTCAAATAACAGTAAGTACAACCGTTGGAACATCCAACGTAAAAATTAGCCGCCCAATACGAATATTCCCCGGCTCGACCACTTGGGTTGTATATTACCCGTCCGTTAAATTCTTTCATCGCTCAACGTGTTAAAACGGTAAATCGTCGGGTTGGTCGGGTGTGGGCGCATCCGGGACGGGCGGCGGGGCTTGTGTCGTTCCGGCGGCTTTGGGCGTCAACATTTCCATATCGGTTGCGACAACCTCGGTAATGTATCGTTTTACGCCGTTGGCATCGTCATAACTCCGGGTACGTAATTCGCCCTCAATATACAGTTTGTCGCCCTTTTTGACGTACTGATTGGCAACCTTTGCCAATCCATTTTGCAACACGACGTTATGCCATTCGGTACGCTCCGGGATTTTCCGCCCGTCCTTTGTGGTAAAACCTCGTTTCGTGGTTGCCAACGAAAACGTCGCCACACAACCCCCGTTGTCGAACTCCTTAAAATCCGGGGCTTTCCCGGTGTGTCCCAACAATATAACTTTGTTTACGCTCATAATTTTAGTTTTTAAATTTGATACCGTCGAAAAGGTATTGCCGTTTATTATCCGACCAACCCGCCGCCGTGTTCAACGCCTTGCGGTCGTCGTCGTGTACAAACTCGCAATACCATGAATTACCGCCCAAATCGGATTTTTCTTTGAGGCGTACCAACTTACCCACAATATACCGGGCAAATTTGGCGTATCCGCTTGTTTCTGATATATGGATAATGCGACGTTCGGCATTTATTTTCGGCAAATCTTCGATTTCCGGGCGTTTTTCCTCTTTCGGGTATGTTTGTACCCTTTGAAAATCTCGTTTAACAGACGACCGGGAAATTGCCCCAAAATCGGTTGTTCTCTTTTTGGTTCTCATTTTTTGTATCTCCATTTATAACCCTTATGCAAATTCCCTTTCCCCTTACATACCTTACAAATCGCCGTTGCAGAAAAATTACCTTTTCGGGCGGCTTCTTGTATGCTAACAAACATATTTACAACAATACCGTTTTTTATTTGCTCAACCGCTTTTTCGTGGTGTGGCTTTGCTTTTCTTCCAATCCATTTGGATTTTGTTATTGGGTTATTTTGATTTTCTTTAACTGTAACCCAACGCAAGTTGTCCGCATGGTTATTGGCTCGGTCGCCGTCGATATGGTCGATACATGGTTTATTTTCTGGGTTTGGAATGAACGCCGCCGCAACTAATCTATGAACACGAAACATTTTTCCTATTCCGTTTTTCCATAAACTAATTATTTTATATCCTTTCAAATATGCGCCTTTCATTAAAAACGCATCCTTTTTTAAGGAACGAACATTGCCATAATTAGAAATTTGATAATGCCCTTTGTACCCCTCAATATCTTTCCAAATCTGCATATTCATTTTTCATTAATTCAATCAATCTAAAATTACCGGGGTATATACGCATTTTCGTTTTATCTCCATTTTCCCAAAGCGAATGATGTTCAAAACATAATATATTAATATTTCTTGCATCGTGCGCCATTTCGGGATATGCTCCACGGGTTAAAATGTGGGAACAATAAACAGCGGAATAATTCCGTAAGGGTTTCAAACACTCCTCGCATTGGTGCGGCTTATGTTCCCAAACCCACCTAAAAAACCGTTCATTTGCTTGCGGTATGTTGCCACGACCGAAAACGCAATGCCCGAACAATTCCCGTTGGATTTCCACACGCAACCGAATATCCATTGTAAACCGTTTGTAATCCAATAGGGGGCACCCCCCCCTATCGGTTACAAATTGGTATTCCTCCCGGTCTGTTAACAATATCGGCTCCATGTATTACATTTCCGCCCTTTCGTCGTCCGGGTCGTTGTCGTCGCCCTCGGTTGCTGGGTCGTCAACGTCCGGGAACAATCCGGATGCATCATTCACACCGGGGGCGGCGTTTCCGTCGGCTCCGAACAATTCCAATTGCGCCTTTTTGCCTTTGAACAAAAATGCGTAAACCTCGTTTTCAATGTCCCCGGCGATTTCCTCCAATTCCTCCTCAAATCCGAACGTTTCCGTATTGAATTTCAGACGGGGCGAATTAATGGCGGTTTTCTGATTGTTAGACACGGTAAACAACCCGGTCAATACAACGCCTACGTTATCATCTTGACCGGAAAAGGATACGCCCCGCACCTCAATTGCTTTCAACATTTCGTCCGCAAAATCACGGGCGGCGTCTTTCTGCTTTTGGTTTGCCTCTGTGTCCGGGGCTTCAATAAACGACAAAAAGGACGTAATATTGAAAATACGACCCATGATTGGACGCAAGCGGTTGAAACAATCCGCTAAATCCGGGTGTATGTCCTTTGCGCTTTCGACGTGGTATTTGTTCGTGTAACTCTCATTACCGACCGTTTCGGTAACTTCATAATGCACGTCCAACCCGCCGTCCTTTATCAACTTGACCTTTGACAATGCAAATGCCTTTTCGGACGGGACAAACATAACGTCCTTTTCTTTTTTTTCTTCCATTGTAATAAAGATTTTATTGCGGGGGAACCCGCCCCCGCTCGGTTTTTAAATTTCCTCGGTTACATAACGCCGCAATTCGGTTTGGAACAATTCCCGCTCCTCCTCCTCGGCTTGTTATTACCAAATTGTAACGTCTTTTTTCTGAATATCCATTTGCCAACAAGCGATAAACACGTTTTGCAAATTCTCGTTTGAATACAGTATTGCGCAATCTTTGGTTCGCACTAACTGATTAGAACGATTGTTTGCCGTATGCGTCAATCGGGTAAACGTACTCAATAAAATAAGCCGTTTTTGTCTGTTTTGCGGTTTCAAATGTTGTCATACTCTCGGTTTTTGTTCCGGGAACCCGCCCGGTCGGTGTTATTTTATGCCACAAATATACGGAAAGTTTTTTAATTACCAAAAATAAAACCTTTTATTTGCGCTTAAAATTCGTTTTCATCCAATAACGCCTTTGTCGTGGGATTTGAGGGGGTCGCCGGGCGTTCCAGCTCCGGTTCCGGTACGACGGGTTCCGGGGACGCCGTGGCGGTTCCGATTGGCTCCGTTACCGGGTTGGGGTCGTGGAACTGAATATTACGCCCGCTTTGCCCCTTTTCCGGCTCAAATTTCATTGCGGATTGTTCTGCCGGGTATTCCTTTTGTTTCAACTCAATAATCCCTAATTCGACCAATTCAGGGACGCAACGGCGTAACGCTCGTATGTCCTGTAACGCATCATGCGCCGGGAACATTTCGCCGGGGAACAACTTTGCGTACAACTCTTCCAATTTGGGGAACTTTCCGGGCTTTCCGTTTTCATAACACGCACCAACAAAATGTATTGTTTTCATCATTGTATCAATTCGCTTTCCCTTAAACAATGCGTCCTCGGCTTTAGCGTCGTAATACTCTTTTCCGCAATATCGCAAAATGTTTGCTTTTAACATCGACGTATCAAAATAAATGTTGTGAGCGCAAACCAATTGAGCGGCGGCGGCATCTGCCAAAAATTCGTCCACGACCTCGGCAAACGGTACGCCCTCGGCAATTGCCCGTTCGGTCGTTATCCCATGTATGGCGGTCGTTTCCGGGGGTATCTCGTAATTGTCCGGCTTAATTATAAAACTGCGTTCTTTGTTGCCCAATGACCATGCCAATTGGACGACGTGCGGAAACTCCATAAAATCGACGTCCCATTTTTGGGACTTTCCCGAAACCCCGGTTGTTTCGCAATCGAAAAAACAAACATCGCTCAAATTAAAGACTTTCATGTTACTACGTTTTAAAATGTTATTAATCTTTTTCGCTATCTCGGCGGTATTTATCCCGCTTTTGTTCAACCTCCAATACATCCCGGTTTTCCTCGACGTACTGTTTGACGTCCTTACGGCAAAACGGTTGTTGCTCCAACCAAAGCAAATGCCAATAAGGGACGGTTTGCATTTGTTGACCCTTGTATTTGCCTTGCGGCATTGGGTCGGTGTCCTGTAAACTCATAATTTCAATTTCATTTGCCCGATTTTTTCGGGGGTTTGTTCAACATAAGCCGCACCCGTAACCCATGAACATTTGCAATTTTGGCAATATAAACGGCTCCAATGGTGCGGAGTGTATTTCGACCGGATAACCCGCCAACCCGTTAACGGGTAATCTTTACGTTTGCCGCCGCACTTGCAAAACATAATCAAAGGGTTTGCGGGTCGTCAATATATGCGTTGTATTCTTCACTGCCTAATTGTTTTAGAAATTCTATATGTTCGATTAACTCGGAATTACTTAAATCAACTATTTTTCGCAATTCGTGTGTATATTCCCCGGTGTCATAATCGACGTTTTCGGCGTGCATAATCGGCGACCATTCCCGCAAACGACGTTCGGTTTGCTCCTCGGTCAACCTTTCGCCCGCCTCCCAAATAGCGTGTTTAAACGTGGGTACAACGTAATTGAAATAATAACCTTTGAGGGCGGCGGACGAACCGGGGGACGCAACGACAAACCGGGCAATTACCCGGCTACCTTTATGCAGGGCGAAAAATGCGTTTAATTCGCCCATATACATTGCTAACCCGCCGTTTTGGTTAATCGTTCCCGTCGCTGTTATCTCTCGCCTTTTCATCGTCCAATAACTTTTGCATGGTTTCGTTAAACGCTATCATACCCAAATCCCGGATAAATTGGCGGTCGGCTGTGGAATATCCCGTTGCGACCTTATCCAACACCTGTGCAAACAATACGACAAAATCGCCCGGAACCAATTTACCGGCGGCGTGCAATTTGTCGATTGGGTGCGATTTGAGTTTTTCGCCACGTTTCCCGGCTTTCATACGGGCGGTTTCCCGGTCGTTCCAAAGGCTTGTAATTTGCTTTGCCACGTTGTTGTAAAAGAGTGGTAACAACAATACGTCCTCAATACTCATGTCGGCAACCTTTTTATCCGGGGTTTCCTCCAGGACGGGTTCCGGGGCGACCTCCTCCGGTTCCGGTGCATCCTCGGTACGGGGCAAATGTTTTTCGGCGTCTGCCATAACCGTTGCGGCTTCGTTCGACGCCTCGGCAAAGCCTTTTACGGCTTTCGTTACCTTTTTGATTGTGTCGGCGGTTGCTCCGTTGACGCCATAACCGAACAACGCAAAATCGCCCTTTGCCGGGTCGTCCGGGAATATCTCGGCGAAACGTTCGGTAATCTCTATTGCGGTCGTCAAATCCAGCGTCCAGCGTTTTACCAACCCCAACCGCAATGCCTGTTTGTGTACGTGGGTATCCAACGGAATAATCAAATTGCGGGGATCGCATACGTCCCACAATCCAAAGTCAACCGGGGAACCCTTGCGACACATCCAACGCAAAAACAGACACAACCGTTTACAAGCCGATTGCGTTTCAAAATCCGGGATACCATTCACGGAACCGAACAAAGATTGCAGCGTTGCTAATGCGGTTTCCCCGTTCGTTTCGTGCGCTTTCTTTATTACCGCCTCCATGTTTTCCGCCGACGTGTAAACATCATATAGACGGGCGCAAAGGTCGTGAAAATCGCCAAACGTAAACGTCCGGTACAAACAATCGGTACTCCCTTGGTATTGCTCCCATTCGGGGCGGTTCCCCCGCTCAACCGTATTGCCGACAATGTAATGATACGGTTCGCCCTTGAAAATTTTCCGGTCGATAAAATCCGCCTTTTTGATTATCTGTTTACGATTTCCCCACGCAATCCACGCCGTAACAAAGGCGGATATTTCGATATTTACCCGGCTATCGTAACGGTGCGGGATTTGTACGGGGTCGGCGTTGATAAAATCGGCGGTTTCGTATTGTTCCGCCCAACGTTTCAAATTTTCGTTCAATGTAAAAGCCATTGTTATTGGGTATTAAGGGGGCATTGCGCCCCCGGTTATTATTCGTTTTCCTCGTATTCCTCAATTTGCAAATCGTCTTGTCCTCGCTTAACCTCCTCAATAAAGCCCTGAAAGCCGTTTTTGCGGGCAATGTCGATAATGGTTTGCAATCTCTTTTCGCCCAAACTTTCGCCCCTTGCAATGCGGAATACCTTAACGGTCGGATTGCTTGCGAGTATCAATTTGGCGGCAACCTCCATTATCTGACTGTCTGAAACTTTCCCGGCGACGAAAGGCACGCCGTTTAATTCCAACCCGTCGTCCGTGAATGTCAATCCCTCAATCGGCAATTTGGACGTCGCAATAAGTTGTTCCCGTTCCTTTGCCAATTCGCCCAATTTGTCGTCGTATGTCCGGGCGACCTTTTCGGCGGCGTCCCGTTGCTTTTTCTTGATCGTGTAATCGACAACCAACGCATTGATACGGTTGTGTTCCTCGGCTTTTTTCAGTTGTTCCGCCGTATCCAAATTTTCCGGGTTGTTCTTTTCGTATTCCTCCAACCATTTGTCGGCATTGGCTTTGCGCTTTTCGTAATCGGCTTTGTCGGTTTCGATTTGCGCCAACGTGTCCTTTAACTCCTTTTTTATCGCTTTGGTTGACGTATCCGCCTCCTTTTCTGCATCCGCCAAACGTTGTTGCGCCTCGGCGATAATGCGGGCAACCTCCTTTTTCTCACACTCCAAATCCTCCCTAATTTTGGCGGCGGATTGGGCATAGTCGGCGTTGGCTTTTTTGATACGCTCCGGGATTTGCTCCAACTGCGTTGTACGTTCTTGGCGGGCTTGGCGAACGGTTTTTGCCTTTTCAATCAACCGGGCGTTTTCGTTTTGTTCCTCCATTAACGCCGTTATGTCCTTTTTCTCGGCATACTCTTTGACGTCGCCGGGGCGCAACTGCTTTTCGGCGGCGGCGCAAATGGTCGTGTACGTCTTAACCTCGGCGTTGGCGTCCTTTCGCTTTTCCTTAACGGTCGTAACCTCGGCGTCGATTGCGTCGATACGGTTACGCACCTTTTCGGGCAACAAAGCCTTTACGACCTCAATTTGTTTGCGGCGACCCTCGGCGGTTTCCGACCAACGGGAAAACTCCACGGCGTCAAAATCCGTATAACCGAATATGCGTTGCAACATGGTTACGTTGTCCGACCGCATCCCGGTTGTTTTCTGTTTGATTGATAACGTGCCACGGGGGTTGGCTTTGGTAAATCGCAATTCAATTTCGTATTCCTCGCCGTCGTCCCCGACAACCATTTTGGCAAATCCTTTGTCCTCGCCATTTTTCAACACGGCGTCCCGGTTCCCGGTTAGCATTGCGCCGATTGCTTTTAATAGGGTTGATTTCCCCAACTCATTGTCCCCGGTAATGAAATATACATTACCCTCAAAATCTGCGTTGAACTCCTTAATTACTTGGAAATTCGACAACTCTATTTTTTTTATAATCATCGCTCTAAATGTTTATGCCGGGGGATTGCGCCCCCGGCTTGGTTATTACTGATTTTTACAAACTCTTTTAAGGGTTTCCAAATCGCAACGTTTCGGTTCGTCTGCGTTTTTCGTTGCGTCGATTAACGGCATATTAGTTGTTGTCGCCGTCCAACTTTTACCCGTAACGGGCGACGTGTAGGTTACTTTATAATGTCCGTAACCGCTTGGCATAAACTGAAAATCCGAAATTGATACTTTTGTTTTCATCGCTCTAATTGTTTTTTTGTTCCGGGAAAACGCCCGGTCGTTGTTATTTCATGCCACAAATATACGGTAATTCTTTTAATCTCCAAAAGTTTTTTTCTTTTATTTTTTAATTTTCCGCAAAAGTCGCCCCAATACAACACATTTACCCACGCCGTCGAACTCAACCAACATATTGCCGTTACGTCCCCGTATGCACTTACCGTTAGAACGACGAACCGCCCGGCACGGCATACGTCGCAATTCCGGGCGGGTCAATCGGTCGCCTAAATAAATATATTCGTTCATTTCCATAATGCCAATTGTGTATCGGTAAGGGCGGCAACCACGGCATCAACTTTCCGTTCCCACTCTATCCGGGTATTTGTTTTTTCCGGGGTTGGGTTCCGTTCGCATCGCCGTTGGTTGTGTCGCATCTGTTTTACCATTTCGACAAAATCCGGCAAAGTTATTTCTTTCAAATTTTCCGTTTTAAGGGCTGTTTGTTCGTCTGCCATACTCTTACCCATTTTTATTGTTTCATTGTCTGTACGGGCTTAAAATAACTTTCCGTGCATGGCTGTTGGTAAATTCTCCAATATCCATTTTGGTTGCGTCTGCAAAATGTACCGTCCAAAGTGCATAATCATAAGAGCGTCGGCATTCCATAACGTTGCCTTAATGTCCGGGTAATATGCGGCGGCGGCTCGTTGGTATCTCTTTTTTCGTTGGGGCTTTTCCTCTCCCTTAACTCGCAATTTTAATGCGTTTTGCCATTTTTGCGGGTGTACCAACACGAACGGAACGCCGCACATTTCAATAATGGTTTTCAATCGCTCAAACTCGGATAACAGTTTTTGCACCCGAAACGCTTTACCGGGATTGTCGTTTACATCGTCCGGGCGCAATTGCACCTTTTCCACGAAAACAAGGGGACGGCAAATACTTTGCATATACTCCAACCACGGTTTCAAATCTTTAAGGTCGCCCGGCATTTTGATAACCTCCGTTTTATGGTTAGGGCGATAAATGGCAATTCCCCCGGTTTTTCCGGGGTCAATGCCAATAATACAATCAATCGTTATTGTGTTCATTCCAATAATTCAAATAATTATCAACTTGCAATTCGTCCGCAATCATGCGGTCAAATGCTTTTTTAATCTCTTTATGGCGGGCAACCTCAAACGCTGTATAATCAATTTCGGGGCTTTCTGTCTGTTTACGGCGGACGCTTTCCACTTCAAACCGATTATACCACCCGGCGGCTCGTTGCAAATAACGGGATAAGGCGGTTTTGCGGTCGTCCTCGGTTTGCTTGACTTCATCCGACAACCCAACGGCATACAACCAATTGTAAACGAACATATCGCCCAACATTCCGGCGTCATATTTACCCCGGTATTTATATTCCAAAAAAGCGTTCCGGCAACGTTCGACGGTATCGTTATGGTATTCCCGTTTTTTCTCCGGGGATATTTCCCGTTTGGGTTCCGGCAACGCAGTATATGCTTTGGAAATTGCGCCGTTCTGTTTGCGCTTGTAAGCGTTCAGAATCTTTGCGAAATACTCGGCGTTGAATTGTTGGTAATGGTTTTTATCCGGGTTCCCGTTGCTATCTCTCGGCAAAAACTCGTTTAACTCCCCGGTTGTTGCCAACTCAAAAGCCAATTTAATATCCGCCAATGTCATTTGCGAATAGTATTTTTTGAGTATATCCAACAACCGGGTACACATATACGCCCAATTGTTTTGCTCCGTGGGTATCCTAAACCCAACGTCCATTGCAATAAACCGGAACATTTGCGCCGTTTTTTCGACCAACGCCCCGTCGTCCATTTCGCAAATTTGCGTTTTAGTGGACGCCGCAAAAATGTACTTTTCAACCTGGGTTAACGCTTTGGCAACCTCAGGCAACTCGACCATTTGGCGACGTATTGCAATCGCTTTGGTTCCGGGCGGCGGGTTGTATATCGCAACCGCAACCGTCGCTTGCTGTATTTTTTCCGGTAAATTTCCCATTAATCGTAATCCTTTAAAAACTCCATTGCGCCGCTAACATTCAATTTGTTTTGCGGGGCTTGGTGTTCGGGTTTCAAATGTAATTTTTTCTTTTCAACGTCCCCCCGTATGAAATTGCGAACCGTAGCAACCCAACCGTTGAACGTTCGTTTTACTCCAATCTTTGTGTCCGACCAATCGGCGACGGAATGAAAGTAATAAACCAAATCCACGGGCGCAAATTCCGGCGTCGCAAACAGTTTTTCAAACTCGGAATAATCGTTGCCCTTTACCAACTTGAAAACCCCGGAATTGCGGAATATGGTTGTTTTCTTTTTATCGTTCTGAACCTCCAATTGTTCGTCAGGGAACAAATCCTCGACAACATCGTTGGCGGGATTATCTCTATTATCATTATTAGTATTATCTATATTATTACTATTATACCCTAAACTTTCGTTTAGGGGTTCCTCTAAACTTTTGTTTAGGGGGGGTATAAACTTTTGTTTAGGGGTATAAACTTCGGTTGATATTGTTGTTGCTTTATCTGTAAATGTTAATAGTTCGTAATTTTCCCCAAAACAATAAAGCGTTTTATTATATAATTCGCAATTGGGATGTTTTTGCAGAATTTCCGCCCTAATTAAATTGTCAATCCGTTTTATAAGTCCTTGATTTGTTTTGATATTCAATAACGGCATTGCATCCAATATTAACTTATGGGAAATCCCAAAATATATACCCTCCGGGGTGTACATCTTAACGCAATTTGTACAATTCGCAAAATCTTTAATAAAATCGAATATTGCCAAATCTATTAAATCCAAATCTAATCCGCTATTAACGGCGGCGTATTGGTTTATTAAAATCGTATATTTCATAAGGCTACAATTTTATAAATATCCGGTTCGCCAACTGATTGAACTGATTTTATTAATAGCCCCTTTTGGCATAACCATTTAAGGCAATCAATTACAGTACTTTTATTTATACCTAAATATTTAGATATATACAAAATTCCTTTTGAATATTCCCCGAAACTCACGCAATACCCGTGTATCATTGCGTAAATCATTAACTTATTACCTTTCAAAGATAAGCCGTTAATCCATTCTTTTTTTACAATAAAATCCATAACTATAAATAGAAAGCCCGCAATCCGGGCTACCACACACCGGAAAACGGGCTTTTCGCTAAATAAATTAGCAATATCTTTCAAACGGTGGTAGTCGTTTGTATTTTCATTGCAAATATAACAATAATTACTCATTTTCCAACTGTTTAACGGGTTTCCATGCCTGTTTTACTTTCAATACGTTGTCCGTACTCTCATTAGGAACCAACGACACAACGGGGAACCGGGAATTGTCGCCCGGCTTTTGGGTCGTCGCAAACTGTACGTTCAAATCAAATATAATTCCCTTACAAAATCCACGTTCCGCCAACATTCCGTCGAACGTATCCCGGATATTGGGGATTGTTGACGCTGTACCCTTTGTTTCGTAAGTCCATACCCCGGCGACACCACGAACCAACGGGCAAATAAAATTCAACGTCAACGTAACGTCCCAACCGTCGCCGCCCTTTTGGGCTTTCCGATTTGGGTATTTCTTTGTTACGCCCGCCATTAAATTGGGATAATCTGTAACCGTTAACGTTTCGTACTTTTTGCCGTCCCAAACGTCAAACGTTTCCCCGTCGCCCCGTGCAATCAATCGCCCGGCGTCGTCCCGGTATTCGTATTGTTCGCAACATACTTTGGCGGGGTCGTCGTCCGGGAAAACAATTTGTATTGTTTGGGGCTTTTCGCCGTATGCCTGTGTAAATAACCCGGCATACTTTCCCGTTGGTATGAAATAATCTACACTTTGCGGATAACCGCTCGCCCCTTTCATTCCAATTTTAACTTTGCCCACACGGGGCAATATTAACCGGGACTTTTGTGCCTCCGGTCGTGCAATTCGTCCTTTCATCGCTCTATCTGTTTTTATTTAACTTCAAATATATGCCATACAAATACTCCTTCGAAAAGTGTATTTATATAAATCAATTCGCCGTCATATTTCCCGGCATCGTGTCCGGTTCCTATTGTGGCAAATGTCCGTTTTTCCATTGGTTTGTCAGTATCTACCAACGCCCAAACAAATGTTCCGCCGCCTTTAGATTTTACCGTAAGAACTTGCGCCCCTTGCGGCATACTGATTGTTTCGCAAAAATCCGATAACGGATATTTATGTATTGTTTTCATAGCTATACTTTAAATTTCCGGGTTGTCGTTCAATAACTTTTGTTTTTTCTCGCTTTTGCCCTTTTTTGGCTCATTTGCGGGCTTTTCGTCCTTTTTGGTAGTATTCCCTTGCGTGGTTGTCTTTTTGCCCGTGTCGGGCTTGTTTTCCGCCTTTGCGGACGCTCTTTTGACAATCTTTGTTTTCGGCTTTTCGGGTTCCGGTTCCGGGGCAGCTTTCACGTCCTCGGCGGTTACGGCTGTTTGTTCGTCCGGCGTCTTATCTTTTGGGGCTTTGGTTTTTACCAATTCCGCCAACGTCAACGAAATAACGTTTTGCGTCAAATCCGGGGCGTCGTCCAATACGATTGCACCGGATACGGCGGTAAATATGTTATCTTTCTTTTCGTCCTCAATCGCCGCAATATCCAACAATGCCGGGATTTTCTTTGCGTTGGGGCTGCCTGTTTGGTCTTTTAGATTGTAGGACGGTTTTTTGCGCCAATCTTTCGGGGAAAAATTGAAAACCTTTGTAATCGGGAATTGCTCAAAATTAACGTTCCACATATCCCGGTAAAGGTGCAATTGTATTTCCGCCTCCTCGTAAAATCCTTTGCGCCCGCTCTTAAAATCGACAATTGCGTTTATCCGGTCGGTTCCGCCGATTTTCGCCAACATGGTACACGGGCAATCTATCATTCCGGCATACTTGTAATACGGGTGTACTAACGCAATTTCGACCGCTAACGGTCTAACGTCGTAATCCAAAACGAATTGCGCAAACGCCAATACGTCCTTTTTCAAATCGTCAGCGTAATAAATAAAGTCGTCCGGCAATCTGTTAATCTCAATGTATTCTTTCAATTTGGATTTCAATCCGTCCAAATCATACGCCCGGTTAATCAATAATTCCTCAAATGCGGCGTGCATGAACGTTCCATACGCCGCCCGTTCGCCTTTATAACGTTCGCTTTCCTCAATCCCTTTATCGGCAATCCATTTGATAAGGAACGGCGATTTGGGTAACGTCTGCGACAAAATGGTTGTAACAGACGGGAAAAACTCCGGGTTTCCGTTTTCGTCGTAACGATAATAATAACGGTGCCCCTTGCTGTTTAACTGCCAAATCTTATATGGCGGTTCAATCAACGCATCGACGTTGAAAAACATTGCCGTCATTTCCTCAACCGTCATGCCCGGCACGATTTCAAACGCCCCGGTTTGTTGCTCCAATTCCATTGCCTCAAACGGGGGGATTATTTGTTGTTGTTCCTCGGATATTTCCGGGAATTTGTCGGCGGGAATATTTCCCGTTGTTCCGACTGTCTTTTTTACCGGGTCGCCCGGTGCATCGCTCTTTGTTCTCATTATTTCACTTTGTTATATTCGGATAATCCACATAAAAACATAATTGCGCATATCCCGGCAATAAACAATTGCCACGGGTTCCAAAATGCACCAATTAAAGCGGCAACGCCCAACGTTCCGAACGTTGCCATAAGTCCAACGGCTTGTCCCTTTTCCGAAAACATTTTGTCGGCGACGGCTTCAAATGCCAAAACAAATTTACTTTTCATCGTTTCCGCCCTCCATGCCAAACAGATAATCCGCCGTACAATCCAACATTTCGCAAAGGATAACGACCCATTCGGGTACAATCCGTTTCGTTGTCCCGTTACACAAATTAGTCATATTAACCTGTTGCGCGCTTTCGGTTACGCCCGGAAATAAGCGGGCGGCAATGTCTTTTTTCAAAACCTTTTTCCCGTTCGCCTCTGAACGGGCGATTGCTTCGTTTACTTTCAATTTCATTGTTCTATTTTTAAAGTTTAATAACTCGGTTCGTTGCTCTCTGTGTGTCCGCAATGCGTACACGTTTTTTCCTCCCATAACGGGGTATATTCCGGCGGGGTCAAATATCCGTCGCCTCCGGTCTGCTTATATTCGCCGTCGGTAACTTCCATTTCGCCGCCGCATTCCGGGCAATCCCCGGAACCAATCAAAATGCACTCTAATAAAGCGTCCAAATGTTCGGAACGAACAACGGCAATACCAATTGACCGGATAACCCCGGCGAACTCCGAAACGGTAACGTCCCGTTCGTAACATTCCGAAACGGGCAAACCCCAATTGTCGGGTATGTCCTCAATGATTTTGCGGTTGATTAACTCCGTAACGATTGTTTCGGATACTTGGTTGGCTGTTTTCCCGGAAAGGGTCGCCAATGTCTTTAAATTTTCGCTCTCTTTTATTCTCATGCCTTTGCCGGGTATTCCCCCCGGTGGGTTTTGTTTCTGCAAAAATACAAATAGTTTTTTAATTGCCAAAAAATAAAACCTTTGTTTTGATAAATAGTTTGCCGGGGGCGATTGGATAACCGATATTTTGCGTTACTTTTGTCGTACCGCATTAAACCATTACATCGCTCTCGGTTACTGCGTACCGAACCCCCGGCGTATCTGTTACGTCCGGGGGTTCCTCTTTTATCGGCGTATCTGTTTTAATAGTTTCCCAATACCCCGTCCGTCCTGTATAGTTTTTCCGGTATGCTAACCGGAATACGGGAACAAAGTAACCGTTGACCCTTTGAACGTAAATTTTAAAGTCGTTACGTTTTCCTCGGTTATCTCATAACCCAACGCCGTTATTTGGTTCCGGGCGTACTCCATGCGCTTTGGTTCCAATTCCTTTTGTCTGTCAATATCTAATCTCATTTTATCCCTCGGTTACAATTCGACAATATCGGTAATACCTATCAAATAGACTTTCAACCCGGCACGTCAACCCAATATCGTTGCCGTCCAACAATAGGTTCAACACGTCGCCGGGATTGTGGCGGGGATAAAGTAGGAACAACCCGCCGTTTGCTTTTTGGATTATATCGTACAACGCTTGCGTCATACGGTAACGTTTCGTTTTATTCATCGCTCTGAATGGTTATGCCGGGGACTTGCGCCCCCGGCTTGGTTATTACTGTAAATATGCGATTGCCTCCAATTCCTCCTTGAGGCTTTTCGCCCAATCCAAATGGTTGGCAACCCATTTATCAAACGGATTTTCCGAAAGCCATTTGCGGCGGTAATCCGGGATAAAGCATGCGGCTTGTTTCTTGTATGCCGCCTCCGGGTTTACGAGAATTGCCATTGCCGAACTCAACGCCCGCCCGTGGCTGCCTTTGCCGATTAAGTCCAAACGACCAAAATAAAATTCCCCGTTTCGAGTACAAGCGACGTAATCCCGTACGGACGTCCTCGTTGAAATAACAGTGCCGCTTTCGTCGGTTACTGTGTATTGAAACTTTTTGCCTTGGCTTGTTTGCTCAAAATGTACTTTGCCATAATCTTTGTTGTTGTGCCGGGGGCGAACCCCCGGCGGGTTATTTACTTGTTTGAATAAGGGTTTTTGTAATTCATCAAATCTTTATGCGTCCGATACCGGATAACGTGGCGGTCAATCCGGGAACATTGCCGACGATTGCCGTATTGGTGTGTTCTCGCATATACTTTGCAATCTCGCCGTCAAATCCTAATTCTTTGAATTGCTCCGGGGTATAAACGACAACGACGGGTTTAAAATGTTCGTCCCGTGCTTTTCGGCACTCGGTTAATGTTGGCTTTAAACACATAAACAATTCGCCGTCCTCGTTACGATAATCGTATTGCACCAACTTTGTTTTTTTACGTCTGATTGTCGTATAAAACGTTTCGTAATTCTCGGTTCCTTTTTGGCATTGGCTTACGCCGTTAACATCTGATTTCATATTGGTAAATATTATTTGTTGCCGGGAAAACGCCCGGTCATTGGTTACGAATAATAGAACGTAATTTTGACGCCTCGGCGCAATTTACAAACTTCTTTGTCGCCGTAACAGTTGAACGCACGGTTTAAAAGACGGTTAACCAATTCAATATCGCCGACAATGCGGATTAACCCGGCAACCCCAACCAACATATTAACCTTTTTCCCGTTTACCATTCCGGCAACCTTGATTTTGTAATTGCGGTTAATTTCGCTTGTTGTGTACGCCAATCCGTTATAAATGCTTTGAGCATCCATTGTTTACGCTCTCTAAATATCCGGGGAAAACGCCCCGTCGTTGTATTATCGTACTGCAAATATACAACCATTATTTTAAATACCAAAAGAATTTTCTTTTATTTTTGGCTTAAACTGCAAAAAGTTTTGTTTTTGATTCCAAAAGAGTTATTTTTTGGAATTTTCGATTTAAGCGACTTTTGCAAGCGGGACATATAAATTACCCACTTTGAAATAAAATGCCCGGAAACGGGCTAAAAATGGCTCAATAGAAAAATGGGTTGCAACGCCTTGTTACAACCCCCTTGTTATGTCTATTGTATATATTCCCAATTATAACCCTTATGTTTTTTCATACGCCCTTTACAACATCGAATTATCAATGTATCGTTAAACCCATCTTTTTTGGCTAAATGGATAGATTGATATGTTTTGAGGCAAATTCCGTTTTTCATCATCTTAACGGGTTTTGAATTTGGATGCAATACGCCCTCTTTACCTTGCATATTTTTAGCGTTGTTTTCGCTCAATCGTTTTTTTGTAATAGGATTGTTGTTGTTTTCCAAATATGTAACCCAACGCAAGTTGTCGGCATGGTTATTGGCTCGGTTGCCGTCGATATGGTCGATACATGGTTTATTTTCCGGGTTCGGAATGAAAGCCGCCGCAACTAATCTATGTAATCGAAACGTTTTGCGCATCCCATTACATAAAGCAACGGTTTTATATCTATTCCCGGAACCACATATTTTCAAAACTAATTGTTTCTTAATAGATTTTACACGCCCGTAATTACTCACTTTATATAACCCTACATATCCGGGTACATCTTTCCATATTTCCATTATACAACCATTTAAGTAAGCAACCAAAAGAGAAACGGGGAAAAGTGGTTGCATCTTTTTTCGTTCGGTAGCTACTCCGAACTATCCCCGTTTTTGCAAAGATAGTTATTTTTCTATGGTTATAACTTCAAACCCGGTAATTTTTGAATTTGGATTTTTTGAAACAATATCAAATTCACGGTTTTTTATCCGTTTTGTTTTCCATAAAAAACCTAACCAACGCTTATATTGCACACTTTCCGTTATTAAAAGGCTATCCCGTGTTATAATTTTGCCCGAAAACGTATTATTTATAATACATCCGTCAAAGTCAACCCATTTGTCGGAATACTCAATACAACGTAATACGGTCGTAACCGTGTCGCCGGGCAAATATACAATACTATCCCGGACGTTCGCCCGTAATTCGTTAATCGTTTCCATTTGTGCCGTCGTAACCCTTTGCAAATCCCGGTTCTTTGTCTGCAACGATTTGATTAACGCCGCATCGTCCGCCCGGTACTTTTTATATTCGGATAATTTTAACTCCAAATTCCCAACCTTTGCGGCGTTCAAACTATCCTTTGTTTGATAGGTTCGGACGTCCTGCAACAACGTTTCGGTATTGCTCCGGTATTTATCCCGTTCGTCGGTCAACCGCTTTATTTTGGCGTGTTGTACCCATAAGGCGGCGGCAACTGCCAAAATGATTGCCGCCAATATCAAATACTTTTTCATGCCTCTAACATTTTTTCGATTGCCCGGACGTGAACGTTGGCAATTCGTTGGCGTCCCTCGTTACTCATTATGAAACGGCAATCCTTTTCCGTATCCATAAAAAAGTTTTCCGACAACATCGCCGGGCAACTCGTTTTGGTTAGGATATAAAAATTGCTTTCCTTATCCGGGTCGCCGTCGGAATGGTCGGCACGCATTTTCCAACCGTCCGGGGCAAATTCCTTTTCCGCCTCGTTGTACAATATAGTTGCCAACGGGTCGGATTTAGTTTGACCGGGCGACGTGTAAACCTCCCAACCCGTACCGCCCCCGGCGTTGGCGTGTACCGATATAAGGATTGCGCCCCCTTTGTTGCCTTTGGTAATGTCGTTGGCACGCTTTACCCTTTCCGTCAATGAAACGTCGTTCCATTCGGGAACCAATACGACGTTCGCAATACCCCGTTCGTTCAATGCCGCCTCAATCCGGCGCACAACGTCCCGGTTAAATTCGTATTCCAACAACTGTGTCCGGTCGCTCCAAATTGGCGAACGTTTACCGGGCGTTTCCATGCCATGCCCGTTGTCTAAAATGATAATTGGTTTACTCATTGTTTTTGTCCTCCTTTTTTTCGTCCGGTATGTCCTCAATACAATTTTCGACATCCGGGCGGTTAAACAATTTAAAAATATTAATTCGTTTTTTAATTCCCTTGTACTCAAAGTAATTATTAAAACAACTTGAAATTTCGACCCCGTAAACAATTAAGAGAAACAACGCCGACAATATCGGGATACCCAATATTTCGCCGTATGCTTGACCGAATAACCCCGCCAAAGTTATCCAACAAACATAGTCAACCAATTTGTTTATTGCCCGCCTCCATTTTCGGGACGTTCGGATTGTTTCGCCACGCTTACGGGCGGCGGCTATGCCAAACCGACTATCCACAACAATAAGAACGATTGCCAAAAGCAAAAACGGGGTCAATTTGTTGTAAAACTCTAATAACGGGATGACCATTGCGACGGTCGCTCCGTTAATAATGTTGCGTTCCTGTAAAATCATTGTGCGTTATTTTTAGGGTAATATACATTCAGAAAATTACGCTTTAAAAACTCGGCTTGTACAAACCGACCTTTTGCGTTTATGTTATTACCTAATCGCACATGAACTGAATCGACGGTATATTTGTACGGGGCGGTGTCCTCAAATTGCGAATAAAACCCGCCATGCTCCAAACAGTTGATAACCGGGATACCCAAACGACCGAATGTTGCCAACATAGGTTGCAAGAATGTTGCAACGAAATTGGCAGTTACGGCGTTTGAGGCTTGGAACGGAATTAACCCAATAAATACCCCGTCGGGATATGTACGCATAAGCGTTTCAATACACCAACGCATACTGCCAATTAACGTATTTATGCCAAATGCCGTGTCCGTACTGTTACGGATTTCATCCAATGTTTTTGTAAACACGGTTGCCAAATCCCCAATAGGCGGGTTTAAATTTGCTTCGTTGATCCCGGAATTGAACATAAATATATCGGGTATAAACGTTGGGTCGGTATTTATCTTATATTCAACCTCCGTTACCATGCTGTTTGGTTGTCCCAATACCTCCTCGGCAATTCCACTTGCACCACTCCAAACGTCATTGCCGGGAACAATTGGATACGTTGCGCCCGCAATACCGTATATTTTGTAATCCATGCCGAAATAATCGCATAAGTCTTGGAACCAAATACCGTAATGTTGGGTTGCATTTGACGAACCAAATACGGCGGCTTTCTTACCCTCCAAATTGATATTCTGAACGTCGACTTTTTCGGCAATCTGTTTTACTAATTCGGTATCCTGTGCCGGGTTGTAAACCTCGTTTCCGAAATACATTAACGTTGGGGTTCCTACAACTTCAATGCTGATTGTATCGGCGTTATCCGTCATACCGGGGCGGCGGGTAACAATAACCGCATATCGGGCGTTTGCCGGAACTTGCGCCGAAAATTCGTTTGCATATTGCGTATAACTGCCAACTACAACGCCAACACTTTGTTTGGTATCGTAAAATGCAATTGCGCACGATACCAATTTGCCGTTACCTTTCATTGTAATTAATTGCTTTCCGGCAACGGGGATATAATCCGTAACGTCCCGTTCGGGGTCGGGATTATACGAACCATTTACAGGCAGTTGCCTGTTAGGAATGATTGCAACGGCGGTTCCCACGGGTGTTGCTTCAATCTTAAACGTTGCTTCGTTTGACGGAAAACCGTGGCGGCGGGTAACGGCGACGAAATAATTTTGTCCGGGGGCGGGTTCATATACGAACTCCGGTACATAATTATCATACGCTCCAACCGTTGTGCCTGTGGTCATTTTTGCAGGGTATGCCTCTACCGCACCAATAACGTTACCGCCGGGGGCTGTCATTTTAAAAGACTTGACGCCCTCGGTTGGTATAAAATCCGTTCTATCCATTTCGGTATCGGGTATTATAGCCGTTCCGGGCGGTTGCTGATTGGGTACAATCGTAAACGACACATTGTAGGGCGTCAATTGTTGTGCTGTTTTGAAAACTTCATACGTTGACCCGTTTATTGTCCCGGTAATTTCAACGTCATACGTTGCCGCATTTTCATTGGGTATTGTTACGGTTCGACGCAATAGAAATATCGCATACGTCGCACCCCGTCCGGTCAAATCGCACGTAAATTCAGTTTCCGCACCATCCGGGTTTCCAACCATACCGATATATGAAAAGTCGCTACGATACAAGCAAATAACAGGCGGTATTTTTTTCCCGTTCTTTGTTTTTATCGTAATGGTTGATAATTGGGTTACATTGATATAATCCGTATTATCACGGGTAAAATCTCCAATTGGGATACTTTCGCCGTTTAAAATCATCGGCAATTGCTGATTAGTTGCCAATCGGAATGGGATTTTAACCCGTGCCAATCCAACCGTATTGGCAATGTTATGTTCCATTGCGGGGCTTGCGTATTGGCTAATACCGTATTCCATTGGAACCAATCGACGACAAAACGTTGCAATTTCGGCATACTGTTTTCCCAAAACAATACGACCGTATGCCGCCGTTGTGTTAGTTATTTGAAATATTGCGGGCGGCTCTAATTCGCCTGTTGTTGCTGGCAAACGGCCTACTTGACCGATATACGATTTGGCGGCGGTATATATGCGCAATTGTCCCGCTCCGGGCGCACACGCATACGTGCCGGGGCGTATCGGGAAATAATCCGACGTATCCAAATTAGGGTCTGCAACGGTGTTTCCGCTTGCATCAATTGTTGTATTCAACAATCGGGTTGCGGGGTCGTACAAATTCCAATTGTACCCGAATTGGCTTAACGCCTGTACTTTGTCGAATTGCCCGGCGGTTGGAATATCCAATACCAATTTCGCCCAACCGGACGCCGTGTTATATATCAACGTCAATTTTTTGCCGTCAACATTCAGATTGTTAAACCCTGTGTATGTGCCGCCCTCGGTTGCAAGGTAATACACATTGCCGTCAACATCGCCGGGGTTGGTTGCTTTGGTTGCAATCCCGCCATATTGGGCGTTTGTTCCCAAATTCGTAACCATTGTATCCAACACGTTTTGCAGGATTGCCCCGGTTATCGCCCGGTTGCCGTTTGTTTTAATGACTGCGTTTATTGCCGCAATCAAATTTGACCAATTCGCCATAATATTAATTGTTAAAATCGTTATTAAAGTCGTCGTTAAAATCGCCTAAATTGGTCGGCACGACACCCCGCCCAATCTTTTTAATTACTGTGTCGCATTCAAATTCTGCCTCAACCGACGCCAAATTGCCCTGCGTTTGCCATTTTACCGTAATCAAAAACGTATCGCAATTATAGGTTTGCCCGTTAGTGGTTATCTGTACATAATCCGCCATTCGGATAACTCGCATTGCGTCGCAAAGGTATTCCGGCGCAAGGAATTGGAAACGGTAACGTTTTTCGCTCAACTGCTTTTCGGGAAAGAAAAAACCGTCCCTATCTTCGCCCTCCTCCTCAAAAATGTATTCCGGCTTTCCTAACTCGGCGCGAAGATACAATACATTTTTAAACGGCACTTGGTAATCAATCGCCCCGTTTTCAAACGTCATGTTATCGGCGTCCCACCATTCAATTTTCATGTAGTTTTCGACGCCGTAAGCAACTGTAAATACGTCCGACACGGAACGATTTACCCCGTCGTGAAAACCCAAATAAAATTGCCCCTGCTCCATGTTCTTTGGGAATGGCAATATACCGGGATAACTTATAACGTCATAACCCAAAGAGGCAAAGCGATTGACCCGTAAACCGCCCTGCAATAATGTTTGGGTAACGTCCAACACAACGTCCCCAATCAACCCCGTTTTATTGACCCGCCGGATTATTGCCGCTGGGTTCCATACCGCCGACGTTGGGCGGACAATCTGAAACGGCGGCAACTTGTTTGGTGGTGTAAATAACGGGTATATGTCCCCGTATGCGTAAGACTTGCGGAAGTCTTGGTATTTTTCGTCCGGGTAAAACGGCAATACCGACAAATTGTTATTCGGTGTCATATTTCAAAGTTAGTTTGTTCATGCGGCTACACAAATTTATACTTATTTTTTCAATTTGCCCGTTTCCTAACTTAGTTTTTATAAGTTGCATCGGATCAGGGTCGTCTATACTTGGGTAATTCAACGTTTGTTTCTTTTTACGGTCTATCCCCAAAGCGCGTACTTGCGATCCATTTATTTCAACGTTGTAAGCAGGCAAATCGTAGATGTAAAAAGTTGGTTGTAGATATCTCATTGCTAATATACCGTTTTGTAGTACTAATTTACCTGCTCCAAAACTAAAATCCAGGAAAGGCAATTCGTATGTGTTACCGTTTTTAACCGCTGCAAAAAGCGCAAACCCATCGTCCGATACGCTTCCAGGATTCAAAATCATATAATCTATATCGGAAGTAAAATTGGAAATATTTATTGTCTCAATTTTCCCGGCCGTTACATATTTGCTTATAACCTCTATCGGGCTTCCTTCAAAAGGTTCCGTAACATCGTCCATCCATTCAAACTGGTATCGTTCTGGCATATCAACCTTATCAAACGACCAACTGTTTTTTGCAAAACTCCAATTTTTGCCGTTACGTATATTTTGCAATTTGGTTAAATCGACTCCAATGTTTGCCGAATTATATGAACCGCCATTGCGGAAAAACTGGATATGTTCGATTTTAAATTTGTTGTTTTCAATATACCAATAACACCGGAAACAATCCCGTAACATATTTGTAACTTGCTGTAACGTTATCGGGGCCTTTTGTGCTGGACGATCATAATCGCCATTTGTTACGTTGGTTTTCTGTGTTAGTAATAATGTAAAATTATAATTACCAAGCGGGCGATTTGCTCCATATAAAAAACGGCTGTATTCCTCGGTTCCTTCGTGCGTAATTCCTGGCGCAATTTTTTGCAGCAATACAGATATAACAGACGATATAGGATTTACGTCTCTTAACGTATAAGGAGATCGCGCATCTTCTTCCAATAACCAATCAGCAAGATAAAACGCAAACCATATAGACGCATACCGCCACGTTGATCGGGCAATAGGATAGAATATATCGCCGGATATAGAATAAGGCGGCATAAAATAGGTTCCATCGTCCCGCATACCCCATTGTGACGGCTCCGTGGAACTTTGATTTGATATATATGCTACATCAATCCCATATCCAATAACCCGATGATAATTGTGATTGTTTTCTACAATATCATCGGCAGGTAACGGGTGGGTGTCTACATCTCCTACTTTTTCAACATCGCATAAATAACGAGCATATATGGAATAAGTTGCCATTTCACAATGAGCCGAACCGGTAGCCCCTGAACCGGCAACAGCAGGGGTATCGAAATCCGCATTGTCCCAAGAAGTGCCCGAAATAGAAGCAGTATAACGATACATCACTACACCGTCTGACCTTCTCCGTATTTCAACTATTGCTGAACTAAAAAATGGTGCAACATAAACCTGTTGCACATTAATATAATATCCGTTTGCAGTATTAGGATTCAAATCACCGGTAAATACATTATTTTGGTTCGTCATTCTACCGGAATATAATCCATTTACATTAGGATTGGTGGAACCCGTCACATTGATCTCTTTTAATAGATTGCACAACACAAAATAATATGTCTTTGTAAGTGCATTACGATCTGTTATAACGTTAGCGTCTTGCTCCCAGTACATGCCGGACAAAAAACATGAAACGACACTGTCACCCGGGATATATATTTGTATTAAGGGACGTTTTTTATAATTCAATTGTGTTATTTGCGGTGCTAACTCGATCAAATTATATTCCTTTTCTAACCCTGCCAACACATCGTTATATTGGTCGTAAACATCCGGCTGTACAGTAACTTTTTTATCGTCCTCATTCCACTCGCAATCCGTTTTCATAAACTTACCCGTGTAATATGGGAAAAACGATAACCCGCCGTCGTCGCTTTGCTCAATCCTGAATATAAATTCCGTATCAAAGGATTTATCGTTTATAAAATCGTAATCATCTCGAACAAAATTAATTTTTCCGGATAGTTTAGCACGATAGAATTGTTGACCGGTTTCCAATTCTAATTCCTTTGCTAAATCGTCTTTATATATAGGGTTTACTCTACGATATCCTGCTTCATCTAAAACAATCTGTTTTAAATCATCATCCGAAAAATATTGCCAACCCTCCGGTGCTGCAGATGATGAATTAGCCCAAAAATTTAAAGCGATAAAATTAGTCCCTTCCGGCGCAACACCTCGACCATCCAACGAACTACCTAACACACCTCCTGTGGTATCAGAAGTCAAAAATAACATACGCATACCTGTTTGTTGTACCCCATCTTTA